AGTGGGGCATGCTGATCATGTCGTTTTATTTTGGCGGCCGAACCCTTGAGAAAATCATGGACATGAAGTCACAACGAAAGGACGCACAGCAATGACATTCAAACTTTCACAACGCAGCATTGAGCGCCTGGATGGCGTAAACGACAAATTGGTTGACGTTGTTACTCGCGCAATTGAAATCAGCACAATAGATTTTGGCGTGTCTGAAGGTTTGCGTACGGTCGAGAAGCAGCGCGAATACGTTGCTGCCGGCAAAAGCCAGACAATGGACTCAAAGCACCTGACCGGCGACGCTGTCGATCTCATGGCCTACGTTGCTGGCCAAGTGTCCTGGGAGTTGAATGTGTACGACAACCTGGCTGACGCAATGAAGCAGGCTGCAATTGAAAAGAATGTGGCCATCAAGTGGGGCGCTGCCTGGAACGTGCCAGACATTCGCTTATGGCGCGGCACAATGGAAGAGGCAATGAACTTCTATGTTGATGAGCGGCGCAAGCAAGGTAAGCGCCCATTCATTGACGCACCACATTTTGAATTAAGCTAAAATCTTTTTGCAGTTGCCAACTATCATTCGCATCTCCATGCGGAGTCCCCAGGATTAAAAACCCTGGGGATTTTTTTTACCATTTAGGCGCACAAGTGACATCGATGACAACCTCGGTTGTGTAGCCATTGATCTTGCGTTTGCCGTACAACATGACGCCACGCAGGCCATTGGTTTCACACTCGCGCACACCAACAATTACTTCATTCCTGGTAAGCGGCTGCACATGCTTGTCAATCACCAACTCTTGCTCAACTGCCTTCGGTGCGCTCGTTGAAGAGCAGGCCGAAAGCAGTCCCAGTGATGCAGCTACGATGAGTAGTTTTTTCATGGGACTCCCTTTCATTTATCAGTCACGAACCGGTTGGTTCGCTCAAAGGCTTCAATATCCTCCAGGCGGTAGCGGACTTCTGAATTACGTCCTTCGCCCAGCTTGAGATAGTTCGGCCCGGTGTTTGCAACTCGCCACTTTCGCAGCGTGTTGTCAGCAACTCTCCATCGCTCACACAGTTCCTTCGGTGTCAGTAGCTGCGACATGGTTACCCTCCTCAATAATTTCTCCTGTTGATGGTTCAATTACCTCTCCGGCGCGATCAGCAATAGAACGCTTTAAACGGGCCATAGGGGCGCTTTGCTCTTCTGGTGCTGGCGTGATATTGATTGGCTCTTTGCGCTCAACCTGGACGAATCCTGATGCCTCGTTGTCGGCTTGCAGCACGCTGTCCAGATCCGCGCTCGATGGCAGGCGCTTGGCCATGCGACGAATGACTGTCTTCTTGGCCATCTCGTCCCACCAATCAACCCAGGGGCCAAACTTGCCGGCACGGCTGGCAGCACGAACCTTCTCAACATCGGCCACGCTCATGACCTCGCGGTAGATCGCGCCGTCCTTGGTCTTGGCCACAGCGTACACAGCAATCTGTTTGCCGCGCTCTGCACCCAGGAATGGCTTGTGCGTGATCGACTCGTTGTCGCCAAGCTCGTACTCAAAGTGGTCTTTGTCGTAAACCACCTGGGCGCTGATGCTGGCCAACTCACCAGAGTTGCGGATCTTTTTCAAGATGCCACCAACCATTGGCATGTACTGCACTTTCTTGCCTTCTTTGGTGTTGAAGATGACGGGCGCAGCTTCACGGCCATCAAGCAGCAAACCGTCCTGGGCTGCCTTCATGCACGCACCAAGCAGGCTGCGGCGGTCAGCGCCCAAAAGCTCTGGGTTCATCTGCACAGCGGTCAACGTAGTGCGAATGAATTTCTCGACGGGGATTTGTGGTGGCAGTGCTGCTGCAAACTCTGGCTGCATTTTGACCAGCGTGCCGCGCATTGCTTCCATTGGGGTGATTTCTGTTCCAGTAGTCATGATTGGTTTCCTTCAGTTAAAAGATCGGATTGCTCCGAGATTGTTGATGATACCTCAACAGTAGCGCCTTTGCCCATCATTACTGCGACGTCAATGGCCTTGGCCACATCGATCTGGTAAAGCTTGCCGGCGATATGCCGCAGCGCTTGGGCCTGGCTTGATGCTTGAACCAGGTAGACCTGGCCATTGCCGGTGACCTTGTAGATGCGTTGTTCTGCTGCCATGATTAACCTTCTTTCTTTGGTGTAAATCGGAAATTGCGGAACCCTTTACGAGCGCCGATGTAAGTGCCCAACATGTCGGGCGTGACCAGAGTGCCGGCCGAGTCTTTGGTGACGCCGCAAGAGATCGTGCCAAGCGGTGACACGACTTTGCTGGCCTTGCCAATACGCTCCAGGATCTGCGCCTTGGTGGCGTCCTTCAGTGTGTCCTGCTCTTTGATCATGCGCGTGAGGTACGCGTACTGTTCGATCAATTGATCCAGGCTGCCATCTGACTCTGCGATCAGGTTGGCGTCTGCATCGTTGTGCAGTTTCTTGATGATGAATTCAGCGTCAGCGCTGTAGTCTGGCGATGGTGCTGTGTTATTCTGTACTTGTTCCCAGAACGCTTTCACGCGCTGGCGAATGTCTGCACCGATTTCCCTGTCGCGATTTCGGAGGACTACCTTTTGCTCGTTGCCGCCAACCAGGGCCACAAGCGCCGTCCATTCGTATCCAGAAATTTCCATTTGATGCTGGATCTGAAGCTCGATGTGTTCGGGCGCTTCAATGTTGCCGGCCCCATCATCAATCCATGATCGGCGGTATTGCAGGCCATCCACGTTCTTGATCTCTAGGATGCCTGGGCCATCACTCTTGCTGTTGATCTGAAAGTCAAAGCTTGAGCCGATGCGGGCGTCCATGTCACGCATGTACACGTTGAGCTTGCTGATGTCCCAGCCCTGGTCTTCGGCTGCGCCATGAGCGATTGCAGCCTCCAGGCGGTTACCCCAACGCATGCGCTCGTTTGGCTCGATGCGAACCACGACGTTGTCGCGTTTGTTGTGGAACAACTCAAACTCTGTGAGGTAAGGCGACAGGCCGTAAAGCGCTGACACCTCCGTGCTGGTCACATCCTTGGCACGCTGCTGTAGCCATTGCTCCTGGCTTTCAATTGCGATTGTTTCAATTGCCATATCAATTCTCCATTTCTTGATAAATTGCTTCCTCGATTGAGGACTGCTCCTTGTCGGTCACCTTGCGCTCCAACCACGGAGCCGGGCGACCACGCCGGTCGAGGATCTCCCATTCCATGTCGGTGCAACCAGGATCGTCCCAAGTTTGTGGCTCGGACTCGTAACTGATCACACCAATCAGGCATGGGATACCCGCAACGCGGTGTTCGATTTCTGCGATGTAGTTCACAACCACACCCGCAGCGTCTCTTCGTCGTCAACATGCTTGCTGAACAACGTGACTTCATGTGACTCACCCTTGTCGTCAACGATGTAAATCGTGCGAGTGACAAAGGTATCGTGTTCGCGTGTTTCACTGATGCGAACTGACTTGACATTGTGTACTGAAAATTCTGACATTTGTGTTGCTCCTTGTGGTTGCGTGTGGAAATTATAATCTAAATCGTTGACGTTGTGTCAACAACATTAAAACGGTGCGGCCTCAAAGTTTGACCAATCGATCTGCTTTTTGCGTGGCCTGGGCACTTTGCGTGTGATGTGTGGGTAGGACGGTTTGTCCCAAACCCAACGCACCACCGCGCCGTCGTCATCCAAGATGCCGTACTGGATCATCGTGCTGTGGTCTTGATGCTGAACACAGCGGTTGTGCTGGTGTACTCGGCAATCTTGTCCGTCGGGATAGCAAGATCTTTGGCCAACTTTTTCCAATCGGTGACAGAACGATCTGCCTCAACGTATGTGGACTTGAACAACGCACCTTCAAACACTTTGACGTTGCCGCTGCTGGCGATGTCTTTCATTGCATCTTTGATTGCGTCAGCTTGTTTTGTGAGTGTTGCAATTTGCGCCAACAATGTGCCGAGTTCGTCAGCAGAAGAAGCGGTGGTGGTGATAACTGTTGTCATGATTCTCTCCAGGTTCTAAACATTTAAAAGGTGCAGGCGTTGGGTTGATAAGCCTGCTTCCGGATCTTTCCCAAAATGTCGTCACGGCCATTTAGCTAACTCTGTCAGGCCAGGAGGCCATCGCTCGGTGCTGAATGCGGTATCGTTTTTTCGTCCGATGTAGAGATCTTACACCCACTTAAATCCACAACACAAGAACTTTGTGAAAATATTTATTTGTGGGAGTACGTTGCTTTGCTGAAACCCAGTGTTTACGGGGTGTTGAGCTTGTGGCAACATCACAACACTATGGAAAACAAACACATCACACCGGTCGAATTGGCCATCAACATGTTCGGCGGCGTACGCAAGCTGGCCAAGTGCATCGGGCGCGATCCTGCTGCCGTCTCACGCTGGCGCAAGAGCGGCCTGGTGCCCACCCAGGTACAACGCAAGCTGCTGACTGCTGCCGCTGCACGCGAGATCAACATCACCGCCCACGACATCGTGTTTGGGCGCGAGTCGCATGCTTGATTTCACGCTGCCCTGGCCACCAAGCAAACTGTCACCCAACGCACGCGTGCATTGGTCAACACTTGCCCGTGAAAAGAAAGCCTACCGCAGCGCCTGCTGGCTCACCGGCCTGGATCAACTCCGCGGCTGGCGGCCGGAGGTGCCCGAAGGCCCGCTCCTGGTTGAGCTTGAATTTGTCCCACCAAACAAGCGCAGCTATGACCGGGACAATCTGATCGCACGCATGAAGTCTGGCCTTGACGGTCTGTCTGATGCGTTGCGTATTGACGACAAACGATTTTCAACCCTAACTGCTAGAGTGAACGCAGAGCAGATCGGGGGTCTAGTCCGCGTTCGCATATCGAAGGAACCCAAACAATGAACCTAGCAATCCTCTCTGGCAATCTTGGCCGCGACCCTGAACTACGCGCTCACGGTGGCGACAACATCCTCAACTTTGCAATTGGTGTTGCCACCGGCACACGCGACAAACCCGAAACCATGTGGGTCGACTGCGCCCTATGGGGTAAACGTGCGACATCACTGCAACCGTATTTGTTCAAAGGCTCCCGCGTGACCGTCAGCGGCCCGCTCAAGCTTGAGGAGTACCAAGCAAAAGATGGCACGACCAAATCGCGCCTTCGCCTGTCTGTTGATCAAATCGATCTGCCGCCAAAGGCTGATGGCCAAACGCAACAAACGCAGCAGCCAGCCCGTGCAGCAGCAGCGCCAGCAGCCGGTGGCCCAGCCGACATGGACGACGACATACCCTTCTAAAAATATTTCTTGCACGTCTTCTTTGGTTTGGTTTAGAATTTGTGAACCGTAACCAAAGGAGATCGTTTTGAACTTATCACCCCGCGACATTGCAGCCCGTAACGGCAAACGCAAATACGACGGCAAGCCCTGCAAAGCATGTGGAGAAACAGAGCGCTACACCATCAACTGCGCTTGTGTTGCCTGCACCCTGGCCGCCAACAAAAAAGAAACTGACCGCATCAAGGAGCTTTTGCAAGCCTCCAAGGTTGGTGCCTGATGCACTACTATTCATTCAACATTGGCGACTACGCCAGCCACACCAGGCATCTATCGCCGATAGAAGACCTGGCATACCGTCGGCTGCTTGATCTGTACTACCTACACGAACAGCCGCTCAACGAGCGTTCAACGACTGTTGCACGACTCATCAACTTGCGTGACAACCAGGTTGAAGTGCAGGCAATTTTGGAAGAGTTTTTTGAATTGGTCGAGGGCACTGGCTGGATCAATCAGCGTGCTGATGACGAGATCGCCAAGTACCACGGCAAGCTAGAAGCCGCGTCCAGAGCGGGCAAAGCATCTGCCGAGAAGAGATTGAACGCCCGTTCAACAGATGTTCAACCAAACAAGAAACAAGAACCAATAACCATAAAACAAGAAACAGTAGTAAAGACAAAGCCGATCGCCCCACCTGACGGTGTGTCGCCGGCCACATGGTCTGACTTCCTGGTGATACGCAAAGCAAAGAAAGCACCGGTCACAGCAGCAGCAATTGCAGGCATTGAACGCGAAGCACGCAAAGCACACTGGTCACTTGAGAAAGCTTTGGTCGAATGCTGCGCCAGGGGATGGGCAGGCTTTAAAGCTGAATGGGTCAACAAGGAGCAGCAACAAAACAAAACGCAGCACCAGATCAACCAAGAGGGCATTGCACGCTCACTCGGACTTTTACCAAAACACGAAGAATATCAAGGCAACGTAATCGAAGGAGAAATCTATGACGCAGAACCCACTACCAAACGCTTGGGTTGAGAAGATCTTTGCTAGGCTGCAAGGCATCTACGGCCGAGAGTTCACTGGCCAGTTCAGCACAGGCATGGTCAATGGAATTGACGCAGGATTGGAAAACGCAAAAGTCACCTGGGCAGAAGAGCTATCAGGTTTTAGCAAGTGGCCAGAGGCAATCGGGTATGCCCTGGAGCATCTGCCAGAACGCGTTCCCAACTGCATCAAGTTCAAAGAGCTTTGCCGTAACGCACCACGGCCAGAGCCGGTGAGGATTGAGTTTAAGTTGTCTGAAGAGCAGATGGCTGCAAACAAAATTAAGGTGAAGCAGATGATGGAAGATCTACGAACAAAAATGGCGATGCCAAAAGGAGAAGTGAAATGATTGAAAAATTCAAATTTATCGGCGCGATTGTTTTTGTTGTCGCAGCCTTTTGCATTGTTGGTGAGATGGACTACCAGGACGAGATCAAAGAAGAGCAGCGCTATTGCTCAATGGTTGGAAGCGGCGCTTGGCCAAACTTCAAACCAGAGATCGATTGCAAACGCGTTGCTGATCAAAAGATTGTCAGAGGCACAAAGCTTTGAGAAAGAAAAGCAAATACAAGCCCAGGCCAGTGGCTGTTTTGCCCAAAATTTTTCGTCACTCCAAAGAGGTGGAGGTCACCTTGCAATTGGTGCCGCATCAGGAATTGGAAAAGTTCAAGACCGGTGAAGCTGACGATTACACATGGAACACCGTGTGCTTCAGGTTGAACTGGGGATACGTCATGTCTGGTGATCACTTTGATTCTGTCGAGGCCCGCGAGTTGATGCAAGACTCACTCGATGCAATCAGGTCAATCAAAGCCAGGCACGAAAAAACCAACACATGGGGAACAACAGGCAACGAGTTCAACATCATTGGCCAAGCTTTAAATTTGACAGATGAGATGCAAATGAACACAACAAGAAAACAGCAAGACGAATCGCTTAACACATTGTTGAGACTGAATGAATTAAAGAAAAAAGGAGCGCTATGACTATCGTTATTGACCCAGGTTTGATCATGATGTATTTCGGCATTGCCATGCTTATCGTTGTGGCCGCTCTTTTTTGGTGGTTGGATCTGTAATGGCTTTCACGCTCGACATTCCAGACGAAGTGGTTGACGCATCGATTGCTTGCTGCAAAGCCGGCAACATGGGAAACCGCGGGGACGGCAGCGATGGAACAAAAGACCAGCAGATGATCGGCATCATTGGCCAGAACATGCTGAACCTGGCAATGGGTAAAGCGCTCATGCAGCCAGGCGGCGGGTTTGATGGTGGCATCGATGCTCACATTCATGACGTGTCATTCGACATTAAAACAATGGGCCGAACCACGACTCCGCGCCTGGACTTCGTCAACAATCTGATGCAGTCACAGACCAAATTTAATGTGGAGGCGTACATCTTTGCAAGCATCAACAAGAACGACAATCGATTGACTGTTTGTGGTTGGCTGCCAAAGTCATTATTCTTGGAACGTGCGACGCTGTACGAAAAGGGCGCGGTGCGGAAACGCCAGGACAAAACCACGTTCGAGACGAAGGCTGCAATGTATGAGATCAGCAACGCGAAATTGTTTTACGAATCGCGAAACTGGGATCAATTGTTTGCAAGCATTAAACACTTTGCAGAGAACCGCAAAGACCCGCGATACCAGACCAATGCGGAATGGGTCGCTGACTATGACAGGGCAGAAACGGTATGAAAATTATCAAATCAGTTTTTTGGCACATCCTTCAAAGGGAGATCCAGGAACGCAAACAAGCAAAGGGAAGCAAATGAAATTCGCAAAAGTATTCGACAACAAGCGCCTTGGCCAAATTGTCATCATGAAAAAACAAACCGAGATCGGCGCACCAGAGCTTCGATTCTTTTTCCACCCAGAGGGCTTTGGTGTTTGTGAGTTTTCGATTGGCTTCAACGACCAGGACGCAAGCGAGTCCAGGTTTGAGCAGGCATTCAACGAGATGACGCCACAGATCGCAACCGAGATCATTGACGGCTACATGGCCCACATGACAGCGCACGCAGGGGAGCATCATTGATGGACGCCAGACAAGAATTTAATCGCATCTTTGGTGATGTGGTGATGACCGACAACGATGCAGCCTGGTACATATTCAAGGCCGGCTGGAATGCGGCCCGTGCGTCGCAGGATTACAGCCACCCATTCGCATGTGCGTGCGATGCCTGCAAACGCAAGCTAACAAGCATGACCAATCGGACTGAAGCCAGGCTGTGGCGTAAGCGCCAAATTAAGGAGATCGAGGATTGAAATGCCAACAATGTACAGACGAAAAAACCAAAACCCTGGTCGATGGACAAAGCTGCTGCACAAACTGTCGCGCCTGGTTAATCGAGTGCGAAGCCAGGCATCTGCTGACATTGCCATTATGGAAGCGGAGAGAGCAGTTAGACGCAAGATTAAAGCCGCGGGGAAAGCTTGCGGTGCAGCAACTCAAAGACAAGATGACCGAGGTGTTTAATGCCAGAAAAAAAATCTGACGATCGCATCTTTGCCGATGCGATATTGGCCGCAGTGCTTGAAGGCGCTGGCCATCTATTCAACCAGGACGAAATCACCTGGGCATTGCAAGTGACCGGAGATATTCCTGTTGCAGAAAAGTCAATGATGAGAGAGAATTAGCACAGTTTCTTTTTAACCACAAGGGGATGACCATGCCAGGAAAAAGCAAAAAACCACCAAAGCCACCAAAGTATTGAGGAATGAAGGGGAAGGAAAAGACCATGATCGTCGCAGTCAATGAGTTTGGCTATCGGATCGGCTCCTCCCATCACAACTGCACGGTGTCCGATGAGGTCATCGACAAGATCCGTGATCTACATGAGGATGACTCAATGAGCTACGGCAAGATCGCCAAGCTTTTGAACCTATCCAAGAACTTTGTGGCCAAAGTGTGTCGGTATGAACGCAGGGCACAAACACCAGACCGGTGGAAAAGAGTGAAAAAAAATGGCAACGAAGAAAGCTGAACCAAAAAAAACAGGCAGGCCGCCAGAGGCTGTGCCAGAAGACATCGCCGAAGAGTTGGTCGAATGGATCAGCCAGGGCAAAACCCTGCGCGAGTTCTGCCGGCTTGAGGGTAAACCCGCATGGCGTACTGTCTACGATTGGCAAGTGAAGGATAAGGAGTTTTCCGCACGGATCGCGCACGCGAGAGAGCTTGGCCATGACGCCATCGCGGAAGAGACGCTCGAGATCATCGACACTTTCCCGATCGAGGCTGTGTCTGACAGCGGCAGCCGGCTGGATGCTGGCCATGTGTCTTGGCTCAAGAACCGGGTCGAGCAGCGCATGAAGCTGCTGGCCAAATGGAACCCCAAGAAGTACGGCGAGAAGGTAGGCGTCGAACACAGCGGCACAGTTGCCCTTGATGCAGCCATCCTGGAGGCCCGTAAGCGTGTCAAGCAATCAGACTGACGTCGTACTAGCCCAAGACATGGGGCGATTCTTTGACGACGCCCTGGGCTTTGTCATGTATGCCTTCGATTGGGGCAGTGATCCGACTCTCCAGGTGGTCGAGCTTAAAGAACCCTGGGCATCAAAGTACAACAGCAAGTATGGCCCTGACGAATGGGCCTGCGAATTCCTGGACAACATCAGCACCGAGGTCAAGGTCAATCACTTTGACGGCAACCAGGCAGTGCCAGCGCAGCGGTACGCCACAAGCTCTGGCCACGGTATCGGCAAGTCGGCCATCACATCCTGGTTGATTATGTGGATCGCATCCACCAGGCCACACAGCAAGGGCGTCGTGACGTCCAACACCAGCGACCAGCTTGGGTCAAAGACCTGGGCCGAGCTTGGTAAATGGAAAAAGAAGTGCATCACTGGCCACTGGTTCGAGGTGACCACCGGCAAGGGCGCGATGAAGATGGTTCACAAGGACTTTCCCGAGTCTTGGCGCTGTGACGCACAGACATGCCGGGAAGAGAACAGCGAAAGCTTTGCGGGTCTGCACGCTGCAACGTCATCCCCGTACTACATCTTCGACGAGGCGTCTGCCGTGCCGGACAAGATATGGGAAGTGGCAGAGGGTGGTCTTACCGACGGTGAGCCGTTCTGGTTCGTGTTTGGTAACCCAACCAGGAACACCGGCCGCTTCTTTGAATGCTTCAACAAGTTCCGACACCGTTGGCACACGCAGCAGATTGACAGCCGGTCGGTGCAAATCACCAACAAGGGCACGATCCAGGAGTGGGTGAACGACTACGGCGAAGACAGCGACTTTGTGCGCGTCCGTGTCCGCGGCATCTTCCCCCAGGCATCGAGCTTGCAGTTCATACCGCGAAACCTCGTAGATGAGGCTATGGAGCGCGTTCCAGAGACAAGCACTATCTCGGGTAGGACAGCAGTCGTTGGCGTCGATGTGGCCCGTTTTGGCGACGATCAGAGCGTAATCCGCACCAGGGTCGGGCGCGATGCTGCGTCATTCCCTGCTAAACGCTACCGGCAACTGGATCTGATGCAGTTGACCAGCCGGGTCGTGGAGCATGTGAAGATCCTGAAGTCAGCAGGCTATGGCGTCGTGATCTTTGTTGACGGTGGTGGTGTGGGTGGTGGTGTGATCGATCGCCTGCGCCAGCTTAACTACGACGTGATCGAGGTGCAGTTTGGTGGCAAGGCAGACGATGCCAAGAAGTACGCCAACAAGCGGGCAGAGATCTGGGGCCGCATGCGTGAATGGCTCAAGGGTGGCTGCTTGGCCAAGGATGAGGCGCTGGCCACTGACCTGACATCGGTCGAGTATGGCTTTAGACCTGACGACAGCATCTTGCTCGAGTCCAAAGAAGCAATGAAGCGCCGCGGTTTAGCCAGCCCAGACGATGCCGACGCATTGGCCATGACCTTTGCCCAGCCAGTGGCCGAGTTCATGGGCGGCGAGGATGCACCATCAACCAGATCGAAGGGCCGGGACTATGATCCGTACGCTACTGTTTGAGGTGCCCGTATTACCACATCCAGCTACTAGATTGCCATCATGCGTGATCAAGCAAGTCACTTGCCAGGAATTGGCGGGTGATCCAAAGTTCACGGGATTGATTGAAGAGTACGCAGACGAGTCAGCGATTGCTGGCATGCCGCGTCCAAACTATCAGTTCGGGGTTTACAGAATGATGGAGATGGCAGGCGACTTCCATCTCATTGCTGCATACATTGAAGGTGAGCTTGTTGGCTTTCTGACGATGAGCGTTACAGTGCTGCCTCACTATGGCAAGCGCGTTGCGACGGTGGAGTCATACTTCGTCACGCAAGCGCATCGTAGTGGTGGGCCTGGCCTTGATCTGCTGCGTGCAGCGGAATGGTTGGCCAAGGCGCTTGATGCTGTTGGCATACTGGTGAGCGCACCGAAGGGTGGAAAGCTTTCGCGTGTGATGCCGAGAGCGAAGTACAAGCACACCAATGAGGTATTTTTTAAGGAGTTGGCGTGATGGATCTAGTGGCTACCGGCAATCGAATACCAGCAATGAGCAGCGATGCCATCGCCAGGGTAAACGCGTTGGCCGAGATCTCACGCGAGTGCCCACAAGAACAGATCGAAACGCATCACGCAATTCATGGCGGCATGTACGCCCGCACAATCTCAATCAAAGCCGGAGTCATGTTGACCGGTGCTTTGGTTAAAGTGCCAACTATGCTGGTGATCAACGGTGATGTCACCGTGTTTGCCGATAACGAATCATTCAGGCTCACAGGCTTTCACGCTATAGCAGCAAGTGCAAACCGCAAGCAAGCATTCATTGCCCATGCCGACACGGCCATGACAATGATCTTCAAGTCGGACGCAACTACTGTGGCGCAGGCCGAGAATGAATTCACTGACGAGGCTGATTCACTCATGTCTCGCAATGAAGAAGCCAAAAATTTCATCATCATCACAGGAGAATGACATGTCAGGAGCAATCACAGCAACTACAGTCCTCGCGGCAACGGCCGTAGCAGCAACAACATACAGCATTTATGCTGGTGAGCAGCAGGCAAAGAAGCAGGGCGAGGCATTGAATCAACAACGCCAGGCGCAAGCTCAAGCAACTACAGCAGCAGAGAAGCAACAAGCTACTGCCGAGCAAAACGTCAACAAAGCAAACGCTAAACAGCCTGATGCTGGCGCTATCTTGAGCGCTGCAACACAAGCTGCAAAGGGTGGCCCTGCTGGCACTATGCTTACAGGCCCGATGGGTGTTAACGCAGCAGACCTTTCTTTGGGTAAATCCACACTGTTGGGCGGTTAATCATGAGCGACTTCACCAGCGACGCACAGTCGTATCCTACTGCTCCGACGCGGGACAAGCTGTTCACGCGCTGGGGCCAATTAAAGACAGAACGTGCAACCTGGTGGGCGCATTGGCAGGAGATCACGAACTACTTGCTTCCCCGCAGTGGTCGTTTTTTCGTGCAAGATCGCGACAAGGGTTGGCGCAGGCACAACAACATCTATGACAACACCGGCACTCGCGCATTGCGTGTGCTTGGCGCTGGCATGATGGCTGGTGCAACATCGCCTGCACGTCCCTGGTTCCGCTTGGGCACGGCTGATCCGGACTTGAACGCATACCAACCAGTGAAGATCTGGTTGGCTGATGTGACAAACCGCATGCAGATCGTTTTCCAGCGAAGCAACACATATCGCACGCTGCATCAAATGTACGAAGAGCTTGGCGCTTTTGGTACGGCCGCGTCAATAGTGCTGCCGGACTACAACAACGTAATTCACCACTACCCGGTGACCATCGGCGAGTTCGCTATTGCACAGGATTACCAAGGCCACGTCTGCACAATCTATCGCGAGTTTGAAAAGACCGTCGGCGAGATCGTGAAAGAGTATGGCTACAAGAATTGCTCGACAACCGTACGCAACATGTACGACCGCGGCAGCCTTGATTCCTGGGTGCGATTGATTCAAGCAATTGAGCCACGCGCCGATCGCGACATTCGCAAAAAGGACGCATTGAACATGGCCTGGGGCAGCTACACCTTTGAGGTGGGCGGCAATCCAAATCAATTCTTGCGTGAGTCTGGCTTTAAAGACTTCCCTGCATTGGTTCCGCGTTGGGCCACAGCAGGCGGCGACATCTACGGCAACAGCCCAGGTATGGAAGTGCTTGGCGACGTGAAACAGTTGCAGCATGAGCAGCTTCGCAAAGCCCAGGTGATCGACTATCAAACCAAGCCACCACTCCAAGTGCCAACCAGCATGAAGAACCGTGACGTTGAGTCATTGCCTGGTGGCATCTCGTTCTATGACGGACAGACCGCAGGCATTAAGACAG